GTTCTAAGATGACCCTTTGGAAATCTTCAAAAACAATTGCCGCCGCTGAAAGTATGTCATAAGAAAAGCTATTAGGAGTCTTGTCCTCTGTGTTACTTAGATTACTAAGCATTGACTGTAAAAATTCTTCTTGCGATTTTTCTTGCATTTACTCACCTCCTAATACTTAGATTCTTCATTTCTAACTTTCCATATATTGTTATGGCTCTAAAGTCTATATAGAGAGTTCCTTCCTCAAACTTAACCCTAAATTCTTCTAGCCTTATGATGTAATCTTCCAAGGCTCTTTTGATTGCCTCTTTGACAAATCTTTCTGCCTCTGAATTTACATAACCTTGGGTATAAGCTTGACCTATAAGAGTTTCTAACTCATGGCCATAGGACCATGGGAAGACTACCCAGCGATATTTTTCCGACATAAACAACTTCCAGAGCTTAACCTTTAAAGCCTCGTTTTCGTAGACAAAGTACATTTTTCCGTCCCTTGTCTTAAATCTTGCCGAGTCCATATCATAGGCATATTCCTTAGCTACTGGCTTTTCTATAAAGTTTTCCTTGACTAGCTGTGGATCCATAAAAGGATAAAATTCTGCCATACTTACCACCTCGCTATCTTATAGATTACATAGAGAGTTTGCTTGTCCTTGGACTGTAAGCAGGCCACCAAGTCACCAGCTTTTAACTCATCCTTAAATATGATTTTTGCCTTGGGAAAGCTACCTTGCACGTGGGAATCTCCCCTACTGTCACTACCAGTTAGTTGAGCCATAGGGATTTCTATTTCCCTCTCGTGACCCTTGACCCAGTATTCATCAAGTTTGATATTCTTTTTCTTGTAGTCGATGTCCCTAACCTTAACTACTAGGTCAGGCAGTGGACTTATGACTTCTCCAGTCTCACAGTAGGGTAAGACCTCTATTTCTGGACTTGGGTCAAATAAGTTTACAATTTCTTGTGCTCCATTTTGTTTTTCCTGCATCTTAACCCCCTACATATCTGTAAGCCTTGGAAAAGGTCCTACCTTTTTGATTGCTTACACAGACTCCACTATATCCAAGGATCCTTTTACTAACTCCACCAGACTCAATTATCCTTGTGGCATCATACTGCATGGCTACGTGTCCCTTTTGCCACAATACATCTCCAGGTTGTCTCTCGTTGAAAGGTATCTCCTTAAAACCTAGAGCCTTAGGGTTACTCCTAATTCCATCTGATGTAATTCTACCTGGTATATTTGCCCCTGCCTGCTTAAAGGCCCAGGTAACAAAACCAGAGCAGTCTACACCAGTCTTAGGGTCAGTTCCACCCCATTTATAGTGAGTTCCTTTGATTGACTCCCCTATTTGGATTGCCTTTTGTCCTGTGGATTCACTGGCACTTACACTGCTTCCAGTTCCATCACCTTCTGACTCTTGGGACGTGTCTATATCTTCCATAACATTGTCATAGGATAGCTCTAAATCTACCACATGATAATTATTGGCAAAGGTGTGCTTGTCGGATATGATGTAAAACTTACCATTAAGGCCTGTAAAAGGCTCCTTGATGATAACCGCATTACCTGTAATTAAGTCAAAGTCCCCCTTAACCCTTACACTTGCAGTCCTTTCTATATCCTTTAACATTCCCCTGGCTCTTGCCTCTGGGTCCTCATCTTTTTCTTGGCGGTAGACTTCTACAATTCCACCTTCCACATCGTTGGTAACCTCGCCAATTGGCTTGCCCTCCGTGTCAAACATTTTAACCTTAGAAACAACATTCTCAGAGTTTTCTCCGTAGCTTGCGTTATATAAGTTGCTTTTGCCATCAAGTACATACTTAGCAACAATTTTACCCTGCTCTACTATGTCAACTGCTCCATTATTCATGCGTATCATATAAGGCTTGCCAGTCTTTTCATTTTCCATCTTGTAAGCAGTAAAGACTATGTTATAGATTGTTTCAAGGTCAAATTTTCTATCTATTGGACTTCCGCTTTCAGCTTTTCCTACGCTTAGTCCTATGGATCCAAAGGCTTCCCTTGCTATTGCATCAGGTGTCTTTTTCTCAAAGTTAAAAGTTCCCTTGCTCTTGTTAGCAAGTATTAGCTTATCAAGACAAGTTACTGACATTATGTTATTGTCTATAGATTTTTCCTTGCTAAATACAAATCCGTCAAATAGGACTATTCCATCGTTATTAATTAATTGGACCTTTGCGTTCATAGGCACTGTGATTTTTGGTAGGTTTTTATCCGTACCACTGACCACCACCCCAAAGTCTAATTGCCTTGCAGCTTGACCCTTATCTCCGCCCCAAGTAGCCTCGTTGTAAAATTGGGAAATATCCTTGCCATTAAGTATTAGTTTCATAGCTTGATACCTTTCCCCGCAATTAGCTTTTTAAGACCACTTTGTTTTAGTAATTGCTTGCCATTTTTACCATTGCCAGTGATTTTTTTCCCTAAGGTCCAGAGTGTGTCATATTTTCCAATTGTCAAAAGTGCCGCAGTAGGTGCCACCAATCCAGCAAACCTCTTAATGTCATTTGCTTTTATTGTCCTTTTAATTTCTGGTGGCTCATACTCTGTGGCTTCTATCCTTACGTACTCACTAAGGGCAAGGCTGTAATAGACATCGCCAGTTCCGTCTTGTTCTCCACTGGTGTAACTGTCAATCAAAACCTCAAAGTTGTGAGGTGTTTCTGTGATTATCAGTCTTATAGGCTCGTCAGAGTTCGCCCAATTTCTTATTTTGTCATCATAATAAAAAGGATCTAGGACAACGTCGCTAGATTCTAAAAAATCATATTCCTTACTCGGGAAAAAACTCTCGATTGTAGCATTTCTAAGACCTTTTTTACCTTTGAGGTTTATGGTTCCCACATCGTTTAAGGTCTCAGTATTATTATTTTGTGGCTCCTCTATGTTGTAAAAGGGAGTGATTGGGAGCCTCAACCTCTCGCCTTGATGTGTTAACCATACTTCCATTAAGTTAAGCCCCCAATCCTATTTTGTTTAGCAATTTTTAATTTATTTGCTATCCCATTAACTATCCTGTCTATATCAGCATTTTCCCTAACTACAACTTGGTCAGCTATCTTAGGGATTGTTATGTTGACGTTGTTGTTTTTAGTATTGCCCATCTTGTAGGCCTCTGCCACTGACTTATCATGTGGCATTACCCTAGAGCCTCTTGGCAAGTCAACAATTTCTCCGCCTCTTTCGTGGACTTGTACAAGTCCGCCCTTCCAGAAGTTAGTACCCTTGGCAAGTTGAGGTATTAAAGGGATGTTAATTCCCTTACCACCTGCTAAAGGTACCCAGTCAGGCACTTGGATTTTATTAAGTCCACCAATACCACGATTGATAAAGCTTATAACCCCGTTCATTACTGATTTTACAAGAGTTTTAACTCCACTAAATATAGTTTTAAATGCCCCAACTACACCATTCCAAGCACTGGACCAAGCACCTAAGAATGTCCCAGTTATAAAGGAGATGATGCTATTAAATAAGTTTTTTGCACCCTCAATAAATCCTTTGATAACCTCTACAATGTGATTAAAGACATTACCTGCGACCTCTTTAAAGTGGTTAAACTTGTTAACTACTGCATTTATAACCTTGATAACTACTGGCTTTATTTTCTTCCAGTTGACAATTAAGAGGATAATCGCCGCAACGACCGCCATTATCGCCCAACCTACTGGACCAAGACCGATGACAAATTTACCAAGTCCTAAGGCTCCTTTACCTAGCACTTTCCCAAACTTGCCAAAACTCTTAAATAGTATTCCAAACCCACTTTGACCAAACCACTTAGTTATACCGCCAGCCTTACCAACTGCTTTTGCAAAGTCAAAAAGTTTAAAATTAACTTTTCCAGCAAGTGTAAAGATCTTACCAAAACCAATTAATAGTGGTCCAACTGCCGCCGCCATACCTAACCATTTAACAATATTTTGTTTTTGCTTATCTGATAGACCCTCAAACCACTTAGTAAGTTGTTGGACCTTACCTATAGCTTTTTCTAAGAGTGGTCCCCAGATACCAGCTGAGGCATTAAAGAGGTCAGCCCCTGCCATTTTTAAGCCATTAAATAACTTTTTAAAGTTGTCTATTGGGTCTAGTGTCTCATCAAAGGTAGCAGATACAGAGCCCTTAGCTAATTCCGCCGCATTGGCAAAACTCTTAAAGTCTAAGGCTCCACGATTTATGGCATCAAGCATAAAAGTAGCACCCTTAGTACCAAAGTATTTACTTGCAATATTTAGCTTTTCTGTGTCTGACCCTGCTCCGTCAAGTTGTTTTTGTAGGTCCTTAAGTCCCTCACTTAGTCCCTTACCATCCTTAGCAAAGGCAACTTGTGCCTTAGACATATAGGACATGGTCTTACCTGTATCAATACCAGACTTTTCCAAGTTACCCATAAGGGCAGTGGCTTGGGCAAAGTCTAATTTAAGGCTCTTAAGTTGTGGTGCTCCTCTTACAAGGGCATCAAAAAGCTTGTCTGTACCTTGCCCTGTGTCTTGTGCAGTCTTAGTAACTGCATCTAGGACCTTGTCTAGGTCTTTACCCTCAACTCCTAGAGCAGACATCGCCTGTTTAGCTTGTATTGATGCTTGTGTGATATCTTGTCCGTTGATTTTTGCAAACTTAATCATATATTCAGAGGCACCCTCTAAGGCCTTGCCTGTAAGTCCAAATTGGGTATTTACTTCCCCTACTGCATCCCCTATTTCTTGGAGGTCAGCTGGGACCTTGTTGGCTAAGTTTTTAAAAGTCCCCTCAAAGGCCTTCATGTCTTTGCCAGTTGCACCAGTTTTTGTTGCTATGGTATCAAGTGCTTCATCTACTTCTTTCCAAGCTTTGGTACTTAATGCTCCAACTGCAACAATAGGAGCTGTAACACTCTTAGTCATTGCTTTTCCTAGACCATCAAGACTTTTACCAGTTGCCCACAGGCTTTTACCAGTCTGTTTATAGTGCTTTTCAAACTTGGTCAAGTGCCTATCCATAGTTTCAAGAGGCTTGGAAAACTTGTCTACAAGTCGCAAAGTTGCATCATATATTCTACTTTTCGCCATATAAGTCCTCCAATTCCTTTTGTTCTTTCTCTAACTCTTCTATTTCCCTTAGAAAAAATGCCCTGGTGATTACTTTTTCTCCATAGGGCATCTTAAGGTATTTATAGGGACTCCAACCCTTTTCTTTGTACAGCCAATAAGCAGTCTGCACATGTGGATTGGAGTCTATGAGTTTTTTACTTTGCTTTCTTCGTCCTCATATCCTGATAGGTCTTCAATTGCACCTGAAAGGATATCCATTTCGCCAGATAGCATAAGCTTTTCTACAAGTTCATTAGGTGTCTTTGCCCCAAATCTCTTTTGTAGGTCTTGATTTTTAAATACATCAGGGCAACCCTCTACGATTGTGCGTAGTTGTGCTTGGTATCTTATAAGATTAACCTTGGCACTATTGCCCTTACGCATTGTAATGTCCATCATGTTTTCAGAAATTTCCCCTGCTAGCGCTGGATCTAAAGCCTGGATAGGGAAAATAAATTCTTCCCCACCCAGTTTATTTAGTCTTATTTTCTTTTCGCTCTTTGGCATTTGTACCTTGCCGGCATCAAATTGCATTAATTTTTCTACTGCGTTCATTTCATCACTCCTCTATAAAGTCATATAGTTCATAATGTCTAAAGTTAAATGGGATTGTTTCTTCCAAAGCCTTAGCGTGCTCGAAGTCAAATAGTGTCAATTCTGAAAAAGTTACATTCTTTAACATTATTCTTTCCGCTCCCAAAGCAGTTGGGTCATCTAGTTTACCCATGATTTTTACAACTGGAGTTCTTCCTTGTGACAACTTAGTGTGCATTAATTGGATTCCAATTGATGAGTATTTTCCCATTGTTAAGGATCCAGAGCCTTCAAGTTCTAGGAGTTTCTTTCCTTTCCAAAGGTCTCTAGGTCTTAAAATATCGCCATTTGTCATAGCTACCTTAGCTTCAAACTTTGTAAGTGTGGCTAGATACGTGTCCTCCACCCACACCTCACCGAAAGTCCCGTTTATGACTTGTTCATCTTGTATATCTCTTATCATATTTCCACCCCTTAAATTACTACATCAAGTTCGATTTCTTCGATAGCATCAAGGATTTTACAGTAAGCCTTGATAAATACCTTGTCTTTTGTATCAGCTTCCTTGATTTCCTTAAGATCCATTTCGTCTACATTTCTTCCGTCAACTGTTTCATAACCCATAGACTTTAAGAAGGCTTTTTGTGCTTCGATGTTGATTTCTACGTGAGATGAGCCTTTAGCTAATAATCCGTCATTTTCAAGGATTTCCATGTAACCCTTAATCGCTGACATTAAAAGTACCTTATTGTCGTAAGAGTTGGCATACTTACCAATATAAGAGTCTTGTGCTGCCCATTGTATGTCATCTGCCATAGCATCCATGATGTCTACTATCTTAATTTTTCTAAAGGACTCCCCTTCAATTTGACTTGTAGTTACAAGAGAGTTAACTCCTCTTGCTACCTTGATTTTTTCGCCATCGTTTAAGAGTACAAATTCACCCTTGCCAATCTTTTGACCTATCTCCTCTTGTGTGTAGTGAGTACAAGCCTTAAGTTCTGGTAGTGGTGCATAAGTACAAGCAATTTGCATTGGTGTACCTGCTATAAGACCTGCGATTCTTGATGTGTACTCATTTGTCTTATATTCTTTGGATCTTGTGCTAACACTTGGCATTGTAAAGTTGATGATTTTCTTGTTGTCAGCATCGACGTTGGCTGCAACAAATTTGCATCTTTTATCCTTATTGTCATTAAGTGTTTTTATCCAAGTTGCAATCTTTTCACTGTCTGTCTCATCTGCAAAAGGCACTGCAAGATAGTCCCATCTAAGAGTTTCAAGCATCTTAAAAGCTTCGGTAGTTACATCAAATTTAGGTTTGTCAGCAGTTTCAGATTGTTCCACTACTACAATTAGCTTTTTAGGTGTCTTTTGATAGCCTATAAGTGCTAACTCAACTTGTTCTCTGTTCTTTTCAGATAGTTCTTTAGGTATATCTGATGCCGTATAGATGTCATAAGTCCCCTTCATTTGCTTTTCTTGGAGGACTAGGGCAACAATACCTCTTACACTTCTGCCAATTCTAGCAGTACCTTGTTCAATAAAGCGTATGTGTAGATATGGTAAGCCTAATTTAGCCATTTATATCTCCCCTTTCGTATTTCATATATAGTTCTTGCATTAATTCATAATTAATGTCTTTTTTCAATTTATCCACATAGAAACCTAATTCAAAAGTGAAAAATAGGGCATTATCCTCTATATACCAGGAATTATTGGTAATTAGTAGGTATAGGTCATCAATCTTTAAGCTGTAATTAAAGATTTCAGAGAGTTTATCCCCTATTTCCATAAGTGAGTTTTTGTCTGCCTTTTGATACTGGACTACTACTCCATAGTTGACATAATCGTTAGTATTTGAGTAGGATTCCCTCTCAAAAGTTTCAAAATAAACAAAAAAATAAGGCTCACCCAAGTCATATTGTGCCTCACTTTTTAATACTTTTTCCTTAAAATTCTCATGGATTTTCTTTGTGATACCTCTCTTGAGGTCTTTTCCTTTTATCATCCAAACACCTCGTCAAAGAGTTCATCTATCATTTTTTCTTGCTCTGCGATTATCTCTGGACCTAACTGGTCCATCTTCTTCTTGTAGAAAAATTTACCCTCTACATAGTCCTTGCCTTTTTTCTCTTTTGGATTTCCTCGCCTTCCAACTCGGTGTCCTCTTTCCACTACTCCAAAGATTGGTGACTTGTTTCTAATTCTCTTGACATAGACACCTTGCTCTTTAGTGGTAGGTTCAGCAGTCCATTTGCCTTTTAACCTTTGACTAGGTTTTTTGGCAATGTTAGATACTGGAGTGGCGGACTTTAACTCTTTTACAACTTTTTTTCCAAGCTTGTCATACCTATCTATGATTAAGCCTGGTGCTTTTTTCTCCAAGAGCCTTAACTTGTCCGCAAACTTATCCAGTCCTTTAATTTCTGTTAACTGTGCCATAGGACCACCACTTCCATATACCTATTTTGGATAGTAGGCTCAATAAAGGGTGCGATGTAGATGATTTCTGCCCTAATTCCGTTAAATTCTACATAGTCATTAACTTCGATATCCATTCTTTTTCGCATCTTAAATCTGTAAGTCATATCACTTTCAGACTTTCTATTTTGCAAAAATTCTCTTCCCGTTGTAGGTATGAGTTCCACCCAGTCCTTACATATAAGCTTAGGTTTTTGTTCATATTCTCCTACATCGTTTAAGACATCTTCCGTTTCTGACCTGTCATAAAATTCAACTTTTACTCGGTTTCTTCCTGGGTTATACATTTGCATCACCATACTCTAATTGAGTTATCATACTTCTTACGATGTAGTTCATTTCAAGGGCTTGCCCCATCATATACCTCTCATCATATAGATTTTGTATGATTACAAGCTTGACTATTTCAGCCCTTGCCTTAAAGTGGTCATTTTCCTTTTTCTTGAGATAATCAGTTACTCCAGCTACGAGATAATCTTCGGCTACCTGCATTAATTTAGTTAGGTAGCCATCATCATCATCGTAAGTCACTCGCAGATAATTTTTTACATCTTCAAGGGTCATAATTTACCCCCTTTTCTTTAAGCTGCTGTCGGTTCAGGAATTGTTACGTAAACTACAGCTTCAGCATCTACTGTTTTTACATCAAATCTTTCAATAGTTCTTAATAGAGTTGCATTTTTTGTGAATCCTGCTTCAGTGGATCTTGCAATTTCTATACCTTTTCTGTCGTAAAAGTTTGCAAACTCTTTAAGATCTCCTACGTAGAAAGGATACTTTTTAGCATCTTGTGGTAGCATTTCATCTGTTAAAACAAGGACTCTCTTACCTTTTAATAGTTTTTTAGTTGAATCAGTTAAATCAGTTGTTAAAAGTGGTCTTCCATTTCCGTCTTCTAGTGTATCAAGGTAGTCAAAACCTGATTGATTAGTAACAATTACTGCTGTGTTAGCAATTGCTGGGTCCAATTTAACGTTTAGAGCTGTAACAATATCTTTATAGCCTTTACCAGTCACTTTAGTCTTAACAGCCTTTAATAATTTTAAAATTTCAGCGTTTTCTGTGTTAACTGATTTTTTTACAAAGTTAGATCCAATGATTTCTACAAGTGGTAGATTAGTATCTTCTAAAAGTGTGTTAGATACTGGGATAATATCTCCGTAGTCCTTAACCTCCCAGGATTGTTGAGCAAATGTGATTTCAGATTGTCCAATTTCTGTCAGTTCTTCAAAGTTAGTTAAAAGTCCCTTTTGGTCTGTTGCTACTGGAAATTTACCAGACATTGTATTTACAGGTACTACGTTACAATAATCTTTTAGGGTAATTTGAGTTCTTCTAAGTTCTTTTAGTGTGTTTGCTTGTTCTTCAGGTACTAGGTAACCACCCTTTTCTGGTGTATGTTCTACTTGACCTGGAGTTCCAATGTTATAAACTTCCATTTCAGCTTCAGTAACTGGTTTTCCCATTACAAGCTTGTTAAATACCTTGTTTACATCAATTTTAGCCTTAGGAGTTCCTACTTCTTTGCCATTTTCTACGATGTTTTTAAATTCTTCTTTTTCTTCTTCAAGTGCGATTTCAAGTTCTTTTCTTGCTTGATTTAAAAGTTCGATTTTTGCGTGTGCTTCGTCGACTTTTCCTTGCTCTTGTAGAGCTTTCATATCGTTTTTGATATTTACGATTTTGTTTTTAATTTCTACGCTTTTTAACATTTTTTACCTCTTTTCTTTAGTTCATCGCCATAGCGATTTCAATTTCTTTAAGCTTTCTTTCTTCTTCATCATCGTCTGTGTTTTTAATCAATTCCTTTGGAGTGTGCTTGTAGTTTAAGACGGATGTTCCAAAGTCATTTTTCACACTTGATGCGTTTGTAACCTGGATATTAAAAATCTCACTTGCAGATTTGCCAGTGAGCCAAGTTTCTTTGTCTATTAAGTTGTTGATTTCTTCCGATGTCTTACCTTCAAGCACCTTTGTCATGTAGGTTTCTACAAGTCCTTTTTGGAGTTCGTCTAGGGTTTCTGCCCACTTAAGTAGGTCCTCGGAGTTTCCCATAACTCCCACCATAGGCTTGTGTATCATCAAGTAAGCATTTGACGGCATCTCAATTTCGTCACATCCAAAGGCTATAATCGATGCGGCAGATGCTGCAAGTCCATCTATGATGGCTTTTGTGTGTCCCTCGTGTCTTTGTAGCATATTGCTAATTGCCATACCTGCAAAGAGATCACCGCCACCAGATGATATAACTACATCGATGTTTTTCTTGGCATCTTTCAAAAGATCCCTTATATCCTGTGGGTAGGTTTCTACCTCGTCACCCCAAGACCAGCCTTTCCAAGCATCGTCAACTATATCACCACTTACAAAAATTGTAGTTTTGTCTGCATCATTTCTAACTTTAATCACTTTTCTCACCACCTTTCTCGTAAGCTTTTCCTATATCATCAATTGGCACATAAGTACCATTAACCATAAGGACATCTCCACCATCAATCTTAGGCATACCAGAGTAAGCTCTCGCTTCATTTGGAGTGTAAATTCCACCTGATACATACTTTTGTAGAGCCTCTGATTGAGATTTAAGGTCCCCTCTTAGGATAGTCGCTACGTTAAATTCAGTGTGTACTCCCTTGTTGATTTCATCTTCAAATAAGAGTTTGTAATCAAATTCTTCTTCGTATTTCTTAAGTATCACTAAGAGCGTGTCAATTAAAAAAGTCAAGTTTTGCATCTCTGATGAGTTGTAACTTGACTTGTCATAGTTATTTAATTGGTTTGGTTTTATTCCAAATGCGGCGGCTATTTGTAAGCCTGTAAACTTCCTAAGTTCAAAAAATTGTGCATCTGTAAGTTTGATGTCTAGTGGAGTAAGTTTCATTCCTAGTGGTATTGGCACTATGTTCCCGTTGTCCTTATCCCTTACAAATTCTGTTATAGTCCTTACAAGTTCTTTTTTCTTTTCCTTGTTAAGTTCTCCAGTGTATTCAAGGATTGCATTGGCAGTAAGTCCTCTTGAGTATAAATCATTTAAATACTTTTGTGCTTCTATGGATCCCCTTATAGTCCCTGCAAGTTCTTCCGCTATTGATGTTCCCACTATTCCATCTCGTGACAGTCCACCCTTTAAGTGGATGATTTCCTTGTCTTGATAGTAGTAGTCTTTGCCTTTGTCGGTATATTTGTAGTAGTATTTTGTCTTGTGGCTAAGTATGTGGTCATCGTCAACGACTACTTTAACCTTTCTAGGGTCTAGTGGATGGAGTCCAACTCTTTTATTGCCGTTGGTTTCTATCAAGGCATAAGCATTTCCGTAGTGGTTTCGGTTAAATTCCATCAAAGTTTTAAAGTCTGTAGGAGTCATAAAGGGATTTGGTCTTACTTTTAAGAGATGATTTATATCGCTATCAGTAATTTTTATTCCTTCGCCATCTTTCAAGTGGATTGATAACTTACCTATGGACTCACTAAGGATCTTTAGGCAAATATAATAAGTTATTTCTGATGTATTTGATGTCCTTATAAGACTTTCAACGTTTTTTCCATCGCTTATATTTATTGTTTGCCAACCTTGTTCAGTTTCTCCCCAAGTAAAGCTATTTTTTATTGCTCTTCCAAAGTTTTTAATTATTCCCATCTTCTTCACCGCCTTTCTCTTTCATAATTTCAAGCCATTCTTCTATATCAGTTTCTGCGTTGTATCTCTCAGTATTATCTATTGCCATTGCTAACTTCCAAGCATCTATGACAGCATAGACAACGTCAATCCTTGCTGTGTTAGTCTCTTTCATGACTTTAATTTCCCCGAAGGAGTTTTGCGTTGTTTTTGCATTTGCAAAGGACCATTTCAAAAGTGCATTGTTTTTGTCATACTTAACTTGTAGAGCTTGGATTGATAATTGTAGGTCCACAGTGGCATCATTTAAGGACTTGGCAGATTGGACTATCTCCACTAAGTCGCAGTTTAAAAAGTCTAAGTCAGCCAAAAAGGCATTAGCATTATGGCCATCATAACCACAAGCTGTTATTACTAAGTTATAGTCCTCAATTAGCTTTTTTAAGTGACTAATGATGTACTTGTAGTCTGTTTTTAGTCCAAAAACACCCTCAGTTAAGGTCAAATAACCCTGTCTTGCCCACATCCTATAAGGTGCTTCGTCTGTTTTCTCGTGTTCCTCTAGCCTTAAAATCGGCATAAAAGAATGAGAGTAAACATAATAATAGTCCCCAAATTTAAAGACTAAGGCTATTGAGGTTAAGTCTCCACCAGAGGACAAGTCAATTCCCAGTATGCACTCTTGACCCTTAAAATCTTCTAGGGTTAAGTCAGATTCACACTCCTTAAACTTGTCTAAATCTACATAACCTGCACCAGAATACTTGACCCAAACATTTAAGGACTTGGTCAAAAAGTTTATTAACTCTTGACCGCCCTTTTCCTTGGCATCTATGGCCTTTTCGGACATATCCTTGACCTTTTCCATGTTATAGGAGTTGTCCTCATTCCATAATAGGAGTGGATTGGCCTTTGCCCAGTTCTTATAGTCCCAAATGTCGTCATCTTCGTCCATCTCTGCAATGTAGATAAATAGGGATTCCTTTTCTACTACCCCAGATAGGACTTTCTTCGCAAGCTCGTATTGTTCATAGCAAGGACTATTGATATTAAAACCTGCCGTTGTTATAGCTAAGGTTAGTGGACTTCCCACGCTTATTTGCCCGTCAAGCATAAGCTTATACATTTGATTGTTAGGATGAGCGTGGTACTCATCGATTATAGCCAGGATTGACCTAAATCCATCCGCAGACTTGGTATCTCTACCAACTGACTTTATCTCAGTCCCTGTTATCTTTGATGTTATTGTTCTTTCGTGCCTTCTAATTCTATATAGCTCAGCAAGTTCCTCGTCTGCGATGATAAATTTCTCAACCTCATCCCAAACGATATTAGCTTGGTCTTGCTTAGTGGCTGCACAGTAGATTTTACCCTTTTGGTAGCCAGAGAATGTTGCACGATTATTGATTTCAGTTCCTGACAAAAAAGATTTACCATTTTGTCTGGCCATTTGCACGTAGGCTTCTCTAAATCTTAGCTTTTTACTTCTCTTCTTTCTCCAACCATGTAGGGATCCAATTATAAAATTTTGAAAGCCCCTGGTCTTTAGCTTGGTAGGTTCCATACCCTCTAGGATAGTGAGTTCATTGGCTATGTTTATTGCTCTTTCAGATAGTTCGACATCCCAAATATAGTCAAAGTCTTTTCTCTCTAGGTCCCTTAAGTGCCTTTTACAGCAGTCAATCTCAGCTTGTCCCTTTAAGACTTTGCCGCTGACTACTAGCTTGGCATATTCTGTAACTCTATCCATCTAAATACCTGAGGTACTTGTTAGTCTCGCTTTCTTCTTTGGTAGGGACAATTAATTTAAGTCTATCAGTTGTCGCAAGCCCTAACTTACTGGAGCAAGTCATTATTTGCTTAATTATTTTATCCTGGGCATTTACCAGAGGAGATATTTTATTATCTTCGGTGACATACCTGTATGACTCCTCAGCTTTTTGGATTTCTGCTGTAATTTCCAGATACTGTGAGTAAGCGTTGCAGTATATGGCAAGTATAGACAAGTCAAGGTTATCAAGTGTATCAATTTTACTTGCTTCTTCTACCACTCGTGTAAATTCCAATTTTGCAGTTTCTGAAAGATAGGCAGGTGCTTTAAGATTTTTATTATCCAGTTTGATTTTGTTTTCCTGTTCCTGTCTTTCTTTTATTTTTTCTTTTCCGATTTTTCCAGTCGATGTTGCAGTCGTCTTTCTTGGTCTCGCCATAATCTCACCACCTTTCACACTTAGTCCGATTATTTCAAAAATACCGAACTATAAAAATTCTTAGTCCGGTATTTCCCACTTATCTCGTTTTAATTTTGGTTTATTTATGGTTATTTCATACGATTAACTCACGATTACTTAAGCCTTAACCCTTGAAATATAGCCATTCTGTTTTTGTTTTAATTCGATTTGTTTTCGATTACTCTCGTTTAAAATAAAAAAGATAAGCAGTTTTATTGTTTATCTTTTGATTTGCTTAGTAGGTTCCATTCCTTGTCTTTATGCCTAATTATTAAATAGGTTACTAAGTGAGCAATCAAAATAATACTCAATTCAATAATTGTAGGACTTAAAACCCAAATCCAGGACCATTCGATATGACCCATTAGTTTCAAAGCTACAAATAGAAGAGTTAATAAATCCATAGTTTCACCTCACTAAAAAAGCACCCTTCAAAAGGTGCTTCCATCAAAATATACTTCCTAAAATTTTTAGTTTCTGGCATTTTCTCGCGAGAAGAGTCGGGCGCTGGTCTTTGAGACCTCGCCTAAAACTTTCTGACCCGCCCCCGTGCCATTTTTATTTATTTCGAATAATAATTGTTGAGTTTTCTTTTTTGTGTCCTCATCTCTGTTATATAGTGCGTGTATCTCTTGATGACTCTTATCTGTCAGCCAAAAAAGATTAATAACATCATAAGCCCTAGACAAATCATCAGCTACCTCAATGATGTGGTGTGCCAACCTGCCCTCAACAATCTTACCTGTCTTGTAATAGATCCATAAGTCAATACCATTAGCCTTGGACTTACACACATCCTTGACAACACTCCAACGCTTATCAGTGTACACGCTGTGGTTATCACGATTATACTTGTCATAAGACTTATGATACTTACTCATGCAATCCTTACACATCTTATCCGTGATGGGAATTGCCTTCCCACACTTACATAACTTTTTTAACATTTATACATACCAGCTTCCCGCCCCTAGCCTAATCTTAGTGTATGTAGTTACCCAACACATAACATAGTATATGTTAACCTTAGAAAGATAAGAATGAAATATAGTAATGGTAATCTTTTTCTCGCACAATTATAAACAATAAGGAGGTGATTACTTATCTTTCTATCTCCACTTTATACGTTACCACAGCTTGACGGTCAAAAAGGTCACATCTTTTTACACTGTCTTTCCAACTCCTCTAAAAGAGCATCGGAATCTAAATCCGTAATCGATACAAAGTATTCTGACTTAATAAATCTCCTTATCTCTGCCCTCATCTTAGGATAGTTTTTATAGTCATAGACTGCCCTCTTAATAATTGCAGACACTAATAGTTCAGGATGTTCAATCATAAAACACCTCTGGATTCTTGGCCTTAAACTCCAGTAGAGCATGGCCATGTATATTCTTGATGTAGCCATAATTATAAGTGTAATTAGCAGCTATCTCTCTTAAGCTCATGTCTCTAAGATAATGATTGACCAGCACTATCCTGTGAACTGGATTTTCAACCTTATCAATCTGTGAATTTATTTTCTTCTTTAAATCTATCAACTCGTTTATCTTTTGATCTATCTCTCTTTCCACATCAGTAATCTTATCAACCCAGTCTGAAAAATTGAGACCACCAGAGCTTTGTACCCTCTCCTTAGTGTCCAAGCTTCCAATACTTAAAGCACGTGCCCTCAAATCTTCCTTTAACTTTAACTTGCTGTCGATTTCATTTTCCAAGTGTCTAACCTGCGATAAGTAGTCTTTTGGTCTCATCTTCCAACTCCTAACCCCAAAGAGGTATCTCTAAAATATTAAAAGCATCCTCAACAGACCTTGCGACACCAGTTAAAATTGGAAACTTTCTGTAAATTCTAAAATATTCTTTTTGGTCTTCGCTTAATTGTCCCTTAGCATTTTTAACCTCTATAGAAACAAACTTCCCGTCTTTCTTTCTAAATCCAATAAGATCTGGAGTTCCATTCGGGAATGTACGAACCCATCTAGCCTTTTTCCCATATCCAATTTTAAAAACTCCAGTCGTAGTATTATAAATCGATGCATAAGGAGCAAGAGCAGACCTAATTAAGTCTTGTACTTCCTTTTCAGATTGCTCCTCTCCAAACAAATTCTTACTCATATCTCAACCCCCAATCTTTTAAAACCTTCCTTTTGTTTTCTCATTGCCATATCTTCTAGCTCATCACTTGTATAATCGTCTGTTATTTGTTCAAAATTCTTAAAGGTATTCTTATTTACTTCTTCATAAGTTCTATATTCATCATCAAATACTTTCTTTAAAAACTTCTTGCCCAACTTGTTAAAATCAATGTTTTTCTTTAAATAGTCGCTCTCTTTAATTTTTCCTATCAGCTTATCAAGGTCATCAAGACTATTAAACTTCAAAAACTTTTTGATCTGTGATGATGATACTTTTTTATCCACCAGGTTATTAATTTTATTAAGTCGTTTTTTTATATCATCATCATTATTATCATTATTATCATTATTATCATTATTGTTTATGTGCCTCTGTGATGCTTCCGTGGTGCTTCCGTGATGCTTTCGTGGTGCTTTTGCTGGTGCCTCATCTTGATATAAGCTGTAATTTACAATGGTTATAGTAGTCGCTTTTCGTGGTGCAATTTCTAGCCCTATCTTGTCATCTTCTTGGAGCAACTGAAGAAACCTTTTAACTTTTTTATTAGACCAACCCCACCTGTCGCACAGCTTTTTTATAGAGGTTATACGTTGACCTCTTTTAACTTCTATTAGCTCTCCGTTAAATAATATTTTGTTATCTTCATGATTGGCCATAAGCAACAAGTCTACCCAGGCTTGTCCCCTAGAAAAAGGCTTGTCTTTCCAAAGCCAATCATCTTCAATTTTTCTATGGACACTTATCCAGCCTTGGCTTGCCATACTTATCACCACCTAGCAAATTTCTATAGCTACACCTGTAAGTTCTTGCAGTCTCTCTTTAATAAGTTTCGCATCAGAATTAGCATCTGATAAATGCAAAACATATATCTTTTTAAGCCTTGATAGGTTACACTTCTTTAGAAAATCAATAGCAGTTTCTAGGGACATATGGTTCCATTTTATTCTCGTCCTTAATTCTGGGTGTATATTTTCGTTTTGATTTATGGTTTCTCTGACATAGTTAACCTCTATCATCAGATAATCAATAGTGTTAAAACGACCCTCAACATACATAGTGTCCGTTATGAAAAGTAATCTTTCGTCAGTTTTTTTATTTAAAATATAAAAATTAGCGGGCTCTTTTGCATCATGGATTGACTTAAAAGGTTTTATTTTTAAAGATCTTATTTCAAACCACCTGTAAGTTTTATCGTTACTTTCTTCAAAGTTCTTAACTCTATGACTATCTAACTTCAAAGCTTCTTTAGTTCCCCTTGTCATATATAGATTAACTCCAGCCTTAACTAGATCCTTACAAGCTTTTGAGTGGTCTCCATGTTCATGACTTACCAAAACTCCGTCAATATCCGTAGTCTTAAAATTAAGTGCTTCCTGAATTTTTTTATAAGGGATACCACACTCAATCAAGAGTGTAGTATCCTCATTACTTATCTTGTAGCAGTTGCCAGCACTACCACTGGCTATGACTTCAATCTTCATCTTTAAATACCTGACATTCAATTTGAAAAGTTATCCTTTTCATAATATTTTCTACGCTTGTCTTAGATACATTTTCATATAGTATGACTGTATAATTTTCATTTTCAGCAACTATTTTATATTTTCCATCGGATGTTTCTTCACAATAAACCATATCTGGATTGGATAAAATTCCTAATGCTCCACTTACTATCATTCTCTATTCCTCCTTAAAACGGTGCCTTTACATCATCTTCAATGATTTCTCCAGTATCTGGATTTACTTCAATAGTTTCTTCTTCCTCGTCTGGAGCTGCCATTTCAAGCATAGCGTTGTTTTCTGTTGCTCTTAAAACTTCTCTGTCTTCCTCTTCCTTAACCGCATCTTGGAACTCTGTTGTCAAAACTCCATACTTGCTCAATAGTCTTTTAATTACAGTTTTTTGCGCCATTTCGTCGAATTGATGTTTCCATGGACTATATTTGCCTCCGTAAGATTGAGAATATCTTTCAGCGTGTTCTATAACTTCATCCTTTGTCATATAAATTGCCTTTTCATAACCATTTAAAAGTTGGAAGTAAGCAAAGTAGCCGATAACCTTATCAGACTTAGGTTCTCCGATTATTTCAAAGGTTCCTCTCAAAAAGTCTCTTTTAACTTCCATGCCCTCGTACATGATACCTGCATTTAAAGCCTTGTATTGACCACTTCTTTGTGCCATTTGGATATATCCCTTATAGCCGATTTGGAATTGAGGCCTCGTTGTTCCTTTACTGTTGTATGGCACTATATATGCGTATCCAAGATTTTTATTAATAGGTAAGTTAAGTGTAGCTGCCTTTAAGGCTTCCATAACAACCTCTTTAGGATTACAATCTTGCAAAGAGCTATCGCCATTGTATAGGTCAATAATTGATGCTAAAAACCTGTCTTTATTTTCCTTTAAAGCATCAGCAAATAAGTTTTGCATACCTTGATTTTTAAGCAAATTCTTCATTTGGTTTACTGGACTTAATGCCCTATTTTCTTGTTTTTGTATATTTGTCATTTTAAATCTCCTTTTAAATCTTCTTGTTTTATGAAAACTCCGTTAATAGTTTTACCTGTTCTATCTTTGATTTTTTCATAAGCTTTGTATAAGCACTCCACGGGATCTAAATTTAATTGGTCGCATAGTATGAGAAGTGTCACAAATATATCTCCCATTTCTAACTTCATGTTATGCCTAAGTTCAATGACTTCTGGGTCGTTGTCAGCTTCTCCATAATCGATTTTATTGTACTCATGCACGTATAAAAGCCATTCATCTCGAAACTCAAAGACCTCTTCCATAAATTTTAAAAACTGTTTTTCTGCATTTTCTTCGTGAAGTAAGTCTTTATCTTTTGCCCAGTCAAGGACATTTCTTGTCAGATCCTCGAAAGTCAAATTTTCATTAAATTTAATATAATCTAAGCTACCAAGAACTAAATCAACGTTTTTCTCATAGTTTTCTACATCCTCGATACTTAATGCATATACTTCAGCGTGTCTGCTATCGCTTTTATAAGTTCGACCTTCCACCTCTGCTTCTGGATCACAATAAATTAATTTCATTATTAAATCTTTAACTTTCATTCTTCCACCTCATAATTTCTTTTCTAAAAACTTATATAAAAAGTAATATCCACCAATAATAAATAATGTCTTTAATACCTCGCTCATGACTTCAACCTATCCTTTAGCACTTCTATAGTAGGCACACTTGTAATTTTTATTGGATCTTCTAAATCATTGGATAGGTCAATCTTTACATCAATCATTCTGGTTAACTCTCTATCCATTTCAAAATCTCCTTGGCCACTTGCAGAAACTAAGACGTCAATATCCGTCATAGTAAGTAAGTTGTCTATGCAAGGGTATGATGAATTAAGGCTAATAACATTGGCCCCGAGATCTATTAGCTCCTTGGCCAAAGGTCGACCCAGTACATCTGATTGATTGATAATAACCACTGTCTTACCTCTTAAGTCGTTGCCCCTTTCACTCCAAATTGTTTCTAGGATTGCTTCAGCGGTAATTGTCAATTTTCCACTTCCTATTCCCTCTATATCTCGGCCTGGATTGCATTTCAAAAAGGTCTTTAAGGTTTCATAGTCTCCATCATTCATAGGCTTTAAGATTAATAACTTATTTCTTCTAACCTCTGGCAGGTTTGCAACATCAGCCACCCTTACACCAGGTATTTGTTTTTTAATAGCTCTAATGTAAGAATCTCGTCCCCTGTCCCTTATATCCTTGTCATAAATTACAATTAATTCTTCCATGGCCACTCCTTAAAATGGAATATCGTCATTATCTACTGGGAAAAATCCCTCATCGCTATAATCATCTTGCTTGTTATTACTATTTTGGTAATTTCCACCACCAGAATTATTTTTAGATCCTACAAAAGTTATGTTATTTACCATGACATCAGTCGTATAAATTCTTCTTCCGTCTTTTTCATAGGATCCCGTTTGGATTCTACCTTCCACTCCAATTTGACTTCCCTTGCCGTGATAGTTTGCAATTACTTCGGCAGTCTTTCCAAAGGCTGTGCAGGAGATAAAGTCAGCTGTTGGCTGGTTATTTCTTTCAGCTTCTTCTCTTTTGTCTTTACTTAGCTTTCTGTCGACTGCAACGGTAAACTTTAAAATAGCCATTCCTGACTGGCTATATTTAAGCTCGGGATCCCTTACTAATCTTCCAATTAAATTTACGCTGTTCATTCTTTTCTACTCCATTCTTCTAATTCTTCTAAAACTTCTTTAGGTAAGTTCAAAACAACCTGCTTATACTTATCACCAGCTAGTGTTGTTACTTCTTTTGCCTTATCTGCTAATATGCAAATACTTGCAAAAAATGTTCTTTGCTTTATTTGCTTAGATTTTTCAAATTCTTTCCCATCAAAGAATCCTTTAAGGTATTCTTCAGATAATTCCTCGTCTATTTCGTGAATATCTTTTCCACTCATTTCGATACCTCTCAATCAAATTCATAAGAAACTTCAATTTCATTTTCACAAAAAGGACATTTTATTGGCTCGTATTCCCAGTCAGGAAAGTCGCTCCAAGATAAACCTTGCTCGTCTAAAAATTCTTCAAAGTCCTCAGAAATATTTGACTCGCAATAAGGGCAAGTAAACTCAACATCAGTCGGCGCTTGGGCAAGAGTAACAATAGTTTCTAATCTTTTCATTCTTCTTCTCCTAATTTTTCTAAAATCTCTTTATAATGTTCAATAGCACTAGTTGATAAGCCATTTGTATTCACCAAAAATTCTTCTTCATCTACAGTTTCCCAACCTCGTAAATAACAACAATCTATCAACAACTTTTCTGGCTCATCTATTTCATGCCATCTCAATCTGTGTAAAAACCTGTCTTTGCCTTGCTTTAAATACAAAACTAACCCTACTTTGTTTTCTAATTCTGGTATGCTCTCTCTTTTAAAACCTAATTGTAATAATTTTTCTCTTGTTAATTTCATTCTTCCTCGTCCTCTTCATCTAACATATCTATTTGATTGCTTTGTACTTTCGTTAAAACAACGACACCATCATCAAGTTTAAATTCCATACCTTGGTATGCATCGCCACCGTCTAAACTTGATTTCTTTTGTAGGTTAGTGCCTATCTTGTAATTAAAAGCTGGCATCTTATAAACTGTTTCTTCCTTATGTTCGTAAACTGTTCCAATTTTTAACTTAAGAGTTATGTCGCCTTGTTCAAATTCTCCAGCCGCTATTTTCTTGGCTACATGGACAATTGATGCGTTTAAACTCATCTGCATCTCTTCAAATTTTTCATCTTGTAAACTAAATACTCTCATTCTTCCACCTCAAAAACCTCTGGGTAAAACCTGCTTCCACGCTTTAAAATTTTGTCTATATCTTCTTTTTCGTCTTGGCCATAGCCTGTGCCGATGTAATATTTAACTTCAAAGCCATTAAAGACTTTTACAATTCCGATGGTTCCATACCACCAGGCATCTAAAACCTTAATCAATTTTAAGCTCCTTATCCTTACTAACTACTAACCTTACTAACTGCGTATCTGTTTTAATTAACTCGTTTACTGACTCTGCGTTGTCTATAAATATTGGCACTTTTAAATCAAGCTTGTCTGACAAGCTATTTATTACATCAAGGCCTGCATTTATCTTTGCTGCATTGTTTAAATCGCTATAAGGGACACCTTTAAAGGTAGCTTCACAGGTTTCTGTTATTCCGCCATTTATTTGGTTTTCAAATAACTTAAATTTAACCAAGTCAAAACTGTCATTTATCTTGTCACTTACAAGGTTCACATAAGCCTTTGTATATTCCTCGCAAAGGTAAATAATTCTTTGTTGCTCTTCATAAGCCTTAGCAAGCTCTTTTTCTTGTCCTTCAAGTTCCTTTATTCTCTCGTCAATTTTTTCATTTTGTCCTTGTAGGGATAACTTTTTATTTATTTCTTCTAAATCTGCGTTTAAGGAGTCTTTCTTTTCTAGTAAGTCCTTTTTATTATCTATAGAAAAATCACTTAATTTTGCCTTAGCCTCATCAAGTTCCTTGTCAATTTCTTGTAGTCTAATAGGTTCCATTGGCAGGTCTTGATATTCATATTTTTTATTTGACAACTCACTTATTACTTCATTTGCATGCTGCAAGTCTAACTTCAATTGTCCTGCATACTTTTCTATTTCTGCTAATTTTTCAGACTTTTTCCTGTTGAAGTTGGCCATTGTCTTCTCTATTTGGTCTGGTAATAAGTCTTGACCGCAAGTTGGACACTTGAAGTCTCCTTGATACTGTTCTTTGTGGACTTCTTGCCATTCATCCCTAAAGGTTTCTATTTCATTTTCAATCCTTGGTATATCCTCTCTTGTTCTTAAACCTATCTCATTGTCTTTTTCTTTCTGTATTTTTAATTCATTATTTTTGTTTTTAACCTTTAAAAGTTCTTCCTGGTATTTTTCTGTTAGGTCAGACTTTTCTTTTTGTAGTGCAGTAATTTTTTCTGTTATCTCAGTCATTCCCTCTGCCATCTTCGATGCATCAGCTAGCTTTTCATCAATTTCCTTTAGAGCTGGAAGTGTGCTTCTCTTCCTGAACTCTAAAGCATCAAAATCTATATCGTGGATCTTTGACTTGTCTAATTCGTCAATCCTTGCTGGTATAGATTCGATGTCCTTGTTTATTTTCTTGGCAGAATCCTTGGCTATTTTCTTTAGTTCATCAACTGTATAATTTTCAAGGTCTAAGTCTTCTAAGTCTTTGTTTTTAGCGATAATATCTTCTGGCTTAACTTCTTCAATAAGGCTTAAAAGTATTTCTCTTCTTTCTGTCTTTACCAAAAACTGATTAAAATATAGTGGATTTGAAAGCAAGTTAAAGTTATCTTCAGACAAGACGCTTTCAATTCTTTCGTTGTACTCTTTTTTCTTAACAGGGACAGCGTTGATATAGTAGTCAGTAGTGTGTCCAGTAAATTCTGCTTGTGTAGATCCACGCTTCTTAGTCCAGACTTCTTTATAGATTTTCTTAAGGTTAAGATCTGTGTCCCCAAAGACAAAATCTCCCTCAACTATGGATTCTAAGTTGTGGACTTCCTCTCCATCTTTGTCATAGGGCTTTATAGCAAAGTCCTTGCGATTTAAACTGTCCTTGTCCCATAAAAGCCAGGAATAGGCATCAAAGATTGTAGTTTTACCTACTGCATTGTCCCCACAAATATTAGTTGTGTCTTTAAAATCTATTGTTAAGTCCTTGATTCCCTTGAAGTTATCAAGCTTTAAAGTTTTAATTTTTATTTGCATGATAAACCTCCGTCAAATAGGGATTTAAAGGCTGCAAAGTCTTTTAACATAATTTCTGTCATATAAGCTACTAGGAAAATTTTAAAAGCTCGTGCATCTTCGTAGTCTGTGCAAAGTTTTTTATCCCCTACATATTGGTCCATTAAATCGCCTTGTTTGATGCAAGTTTTTAAGATTGAGCCTAAGTCACTCTTAACCTCTTCCTCTTTCTCATGCATCAAGGCCTCTTCGTAAGTTGTAAATAATCTTCCGTCTTCAGTTTCGTAACATTCAATTTTTTTCATTTTTCTAACTCCTTGTGATATACTAAGAGCAAATATTTATATATTTTAAGTCCTTGTGCTTCGGTCGGTGCCTGGACTTTTTTCTTGCTCTTTTTCATTCTTACTTCCTCTTTAAATACTTGTTTTTTACATATTTTGAAAATCTTCCATAATCTTGGAAAACATCATTAATTCTATACTGTCTGCGATAAGCTTCCTTTTCATCTGCCAGGAACTTCCTATAGTCTTGTATTTCAAAATCTTCTCCATCGGCTATATTATTTTTCTCAAAATATGCTCTTAAAATTCCTGTAGCAGTTTTTCTATTTGCTTTCAATTTTCCCCTCCTTATCTATTTCTACTTTTACAAACTTTATGCCTTTATATCTTCCGTTGTGTTTTTTAGAAATCCCATCATAGATAACTTGTCGTGAGATCCCCATGATTTTTGCTAACTCCGTAGCAGTATCTGCTATATAAAGTGGAAACTCATACTTATCAACTGTAACTGCCATATAAATTTTCATGACACCAAAAACTTGAAAAAGCTATCAATAACTTCTACACCTGCGTATAAAAACCAAAATATAAATTTAAAAGAAAACAAACTTATAAAGTATAAGGCTTTCGCAAGGATCAATATCCCTATAAATCTTCTAATTAATAAAAATAAATTAAATTTATTGACTTTTATCATGTTTAAACCTCCATAAATCCCAAATGTAAGTCGGTGTGTACCAAACTGACATAGTCTCTAAAGTTAAAGCATCTTGATTTTTAACTATTGCAGGGATCCCTAACAAGCTAAGTTGTATATAAGTCATGTGGACTGCCTTGATGTCTAAGTCTCCGCATATAACAAGTAATTGTTTTTGTGGATTGTAGCCTTGCTCTATCATGGCTCTTACAAGACCAATTATTGTCACTCCACCACCAACTGCTGGGTCAGTCGCTGTCATGTAACCTTTTTCTTTTATTTCTTTGTCGTCAAAGGCTATTGTTGCCAACAAATCTGCAAGATTTAAAGGTGTAAAGACCTGACCTGTCCACTTATTTCCCAGTTCTAACTCCATAAATATCTTGCCAAGTACGTCTTGCGGCTCTTTTGATAGTTCCAGGACTACAAGGCCCATGATGTCGGATATTTTCCAGATTTGCTCTGGACTGTAAGTCTTTATGATGTCGAGATACCTTTTTTCTCTTTCTAATGCTTGGTCTTTGTCACAGGCATTACTGATTGATATTGCCACCAACTCTAAAAAGCCTTTATAGACTTGCCATAAATCTCTAGTAGATGCTAACTCCTTAAACTGCTTGATTATCTCTTTCATTTTCTTTTTCAAAATCCTTTAAAAACGCTCTAGCAAGTATTCTTCCTAATTCGGGCATTACATTTATTTCTTCTGATTTATCTTCTTCGATTTTTTTGACTTCCAATGTTTTCTTGTCCATAGTTATTTTCATGTCACCCACCTAAAAACTTGTTAGTAAAGTAAATTTGTCCCTTACCAGTCATTTTTGTAGTTGTAGTTGTTCTTGTACTGCCATCTGGATTGTTGATTACCCTTACCTTGGTTTCAAAAAGTCCTTGTTCCATGGACCTTTGCGTAGGTTGATTTCTTCTTTCTCCACCCTTGCAGAGATAGCCTTGGTCTCTTAGTAGTGCAAATAGTCTGTTTTGTCCCATATTTGGCAATCCATTTTGTTTTAATCTCTTAGCAAATTCGCCTATAAGGATTGAGTTTTCTGCCACTTCGCAAGAATCGGAAAATAAAACTTTAGGTCTATTTCTCTCATTTTCTTCTTCAGCTACAATTCTTCTTTGCTTCTCCTCTTTGAGAGTTGTTGCAAGTTGTATCAGATAGTCAGGATCTGTAAGAGTCCTTTCAATGACACTTTCTGTCATATATGCTCCGTGTTTTCTTATGCTTGGTAAGACTTCAGATGTCACCCAGTCGGCAAATCTTTCCGCTTCTGGTTTTCGGCTTTGGAAAACTAGCTTATAAAGGTTTGACTCATTAATAAAATTAGCTTGTTGTTTTCTTCCAATGTTATCGATGACCTCGGTAGTACCGACCCCATCTTTTTTTAATCTTGATTTTGCATCACTAGGATTTCTTATCTCTAAAATTCTGCATACATCAGTTAAATTAAAATAAGGTTCATTGTTTATAATCGATGTTCTTACCTGACCAAATTCTTGATTTTCAAAAACTTTTAAATCATTCATTTCTGCTCCTTTTTATTTGTAATTTTTTCAAATCTATCTAAGATCTCATTTATATTTTGTGTATTAACTTGTTTGAAAGCTTCGATAGTAATTCTCTTCATTTCTTCCATTAAAGTTTTGATTTCTATGTCTAGCTTTTTTTCGTACCAGTACATAAACACACTGCATACGCATACCGAAGTTAAGATGCTTATTAAAACTTCCATTTTTACTCCTTTCTTACTCGTATATGTCCCACCAGTTAATTTCTAAGGCCTTTCCTATCTTCTTAGCTATGCTAACTGGTAACTGTCTTCTTCCAATTTCATAATGTCCGTATCTTGATTTACCGATTCCTACTAAACTTGCTAATTGTTTTTGCGTTAAACCTGCATTTTCTCTAATTTCTTTTAATTTTTTCATAGTCTCTCCTCTTGTTTTTAAATACTGTATGTCGTATAATTAACTTATCAACAAGACTACATATTGTTGTTGATATTTTTTTAATAAAGGAGGTGCAAATCATGGCTTGTCAATTTACCAAAGACGAAATCAGAGATGTTGTCAATTCTATAAATATAGAAAACTACTTTACAAAAGAACGAATAGAAAAAGCTCTAAAAATATATGCCGACAAATCTGACCCTTCAAAAATTGATCAAGAAGGTCTAACTATGGCTATGTTACATTTATCAACAGATTTCACAATTGATTTTGTCTACTTTACACTGTTAGAACTTTTTGTTAACAATGCTAATTTTTCAGAAGAATCGAATCAGTAAACATCTTGCTCTGTATTACTCGCAATAATACGGAGCTTTTTTTATTTCTCTTGATATTTTTTCCATTACTGGAACCTTTCTTCTTTTTTTGCTAAATCTCTAAAATCTTTAATATTTGCTCTATTCGTTCGTTATTCGTTCTCTTGCCTTTTACAATGTCATATACATATCCCAAGCTAATTCCCATCTCGTCAGCTAACTTTTGATACGTATAGCCTTTTCTTTTCATAGCTACGAGTATCTTTTCTTCTAGCGTTAAGTAGTTAAATGTCATATTCTCACCTACCTTCACAAGTTTTAGATTTTATCTTGCATTTTATTAGATTTTATGCTAATATTTAAGCATAAAAATAACACTGATTAATGCTTGGAAATCTTAATCTTTTAAATTATTTTTATTAAATTTAGGTGCTAAATTTATGCTTAAATCTTTAGCTTAAATTAAGTATATTAGATTTAAATCTAATTGTCAATAGATTTTAATCTAATATACTGATATTTTTTAGCACCTTTGAAAGGTGTGTAAAAATGAATAGTTATGAGATGTATGAAAGGATACAAAAACTAATCTCAGAGAAAGGAATAACAGTGGCTGAACTTGAAAGAAGAGTTGGCGTCAGCAACGCAACTATTTCAAGATGGCAAAAATCAATTCCTTCAGCTGACAAACTCCAAAAAGTTGCTAAAGAATTAGGAACTACTATGGATTATTTAGTTACTGGTAACGAAGAGGATACTCAAAGTAAAATCATTGCTCGTGAAGCAAGTGGACTAACAGAAAGTCAAGTTGCTCTTATTAGAAATATGATTAAAGAGTTTAAAGAAAAAAATTAAAAGGAAGTGGTTATTTGGAATGGTCTAGTGATTACTACTTGTATAAAAGGATTTCTGAATTTTTAAAAGATAATAATATAACTGATTACTTTGATCCATTTGCATATTGTCGAAGTATGGGCTGGCATTTAATTCCTTATACTAGTGATGGATTTCAAGATGAAAGATTTGTGGAATTGTATAAGATTAGTGAAGACGGGTTCAGTATCTATGAAAATAACGAATACTCAATTTTTTACAACCCTCTTAGATATGAACCTAGAATAAATTTTACAATATCTCATGAAATTGGGCATATAGAATTGCTTCATCATTTTCTATTGCCACAAAAAATTCTTATGAGTTCAAAAAATAAAAACACTATCTGGGAAAGGCAAGCAGATACATTTGCCGGAAATATTTTGATGCCTGCTAAAGAATTTAAGCATCTTAGAGATCTTAACAGACGACCTTATGTAGAAGGCTCAAGATACGGAGTAAGTAATAAAGCCTTGCAGGTAAGGTGGAATAAACTTAATAATGATATTGAAATGCTTAATAAAGTTATAATTTAATAAAGTTAGGAGAGATAAAAATGAAATTAAAAACTTTAAAGATCACTGCTGGACTTTTAGCATGTACGATGTTTCTACCAGCTTGTGGCAAAAAAGAAGATGCAGCCAACACTAACACAAATAAAACTGCACAAGAAGAAACTAAAGAAAACGATTATAGAGCTTTTATGATGACAATCTCTGAAAAATTTGTAAAAGAAAAGTTTGGAGCAACCAAAGTTAAAATAAAAGCACATGATTTTACAGCTATCCATACAGATGAAGTTTTAAAATCATTAGATGGTCAAACACATGAAAATACAATACTTGCAACTGGTGACATTGAAATAGATGGTAATTCTTATAAATACCAAATTATTGCCGATGTTGATAATTTAGACAATCCACAACAATATACAGTTTTAAATTTTGAAACTATCAACCCAGAAAGTGAGTACGAATACGATAACCTAGAAGATTAATATTTAACGAGGTATACTATGGGACTATTTAAAAACAGTGAAGAAAAAGAATTAGAAAAACAACAAAAAGACATTGAAAAACTAGAAAGTTTTATGAAATATTATGGCTTAGAAGATTTAAACAATGAGGACAAAGACAATCTTTTAAACCTTGCAAAAGCATCTGATGGTGATGCCTTTTTCCATCTTGGCACTATGTTGTCAGCTAGTGAAACAGATTATCTAAGTCACATGGACCATCAAAACAGTGTAATCATTGACCAAAACTTTTTAATCGTCAAACAATTAGACAGACTAAATAAAAACTTAGAAAAATTAATTGAAAAGTAAACAAAAATAGAGGACGTGACAAGCACATCCCCTAATAAAGTGGTATAAAATAACACTTTTCCCTACCTGTTAATTATACCACAGCAAATGGAGGTATAACAATGAAAACTGCTTATGCTTACGCTAGATTTTCTAGCGATAACCAAAGAGAAGAATCCATAGAAGCACAGTTCTACGAGATCAAAAAATATGCTGAATCTGAAGGAATCCTAATTAAAAAATATTATTCTGATGAGGCTATAAGTGGGTTAACTAGCAATAGACCACAATTTAAAGCGATGATAAATGACATAATGGATAATGGAAAAGTCGACTATGTAATTGTTTATAAGGTCGACAGATTTAGCAGAAACAAATATCAATCTGCAATTTATAAAGAAAAGCTATCTCGTATAGGTGTCAAGGTCTTATATGCCGCCCAAAGGCTCTCAGATACTCCAGAGGGTGGATTAATGGAAGGTATTCTGGAGAGCTTTGCTCAATATTATTCCGATAACTTAAGTACTGACACCAGAAGAGGGCAATATAATAACGCTAGGAATGGACTTTTTAATGGCGGTCGACCACCACTAGGTTATTTTATAGACGATGAAAAAAGATATAAGGTAGATCCCTACGAAGCTACAACAATAAAATTAATATTTGATATGTATTTAGACGGTATGTCTCAATCTAAAATAGCTAGGGAGCTTAACGAAAAAGGATATAAAACAAGAGAAAAAATGAATTTTTCCCAAACATCAATAAGTAGGATTTTAACTAACAAAAAATACATTGGGATCTATGAACATGGAAGAATACATGTTAAATATAATACTACTGGGAAAAAGACTCTGGAAGTCAAAAGACCCGATGAAGAAGTTGTTATTAATTACGATGCAATCCCACCAATTATTGATAAGGATGTTTTTTATAAGGTGCAAAAAATGGTAAAAGATAGAGCAAATCAAAAAGCAGTTAAACAACGTCACGATTATCCATTAAGAGGACTTATATTTTGTGAGTGTGGTCAAAAAATGTATGGATATACAGATGCAAGATATCCAAGTAATAGTCGATATAGGTGCAAAAAGTGTAATAACGCTATAAAGAAAGAAGCCTTAGAGAAATATATTATGTCAGTAGCAAGAAATTATATTTTGGAAAATGCTGATGTCTTAGTGGACAGAATTGAGCAAGAAACAAAAAAAGTATTAGAGTCAAGGAACACTGACAAAAATGCACTTAAAAAAAGACTAGGTGAAATTGATAAAGAAGAAAATAACTGTGTTGAATATGTAATGTCCTTTGGTGCCAATGAAAAAATAAGATCTAAAATAGAAGAATTGAATAAAGAAAAAAATGAAATTAATAATTTATTAGCATCTACCGGTGGTCCAATAAACATTAAAAAAGAAATTAGAATTTGGCTCAATAAAATTAAAAATAATAACTTAGAATTAAACAAAAAAGAATTTATACAGTTATTGGTCCGAAAGGTTGTCGTTTCAAAGGAGGAAGTGCAAATTTTTTTTAATATATTTGCACGCCCCTCCAACACCAACGCCCCCGCGTACACAATGGAGAGGCGTGATTTTAATTCGATATTTTTAAAAACTACAAAAACAGAAATTTACGCAAAAAAATAATAGATCCATAATTAGATCTATTACTCTTGAAAATTATTTAATTAGTGATATTATTAAATTAATATCAGTTGTACTGAGTGGATTGTAAAAAATATAATAAGACATAGCTAATATGTCAAAGAAAGAGCTGTATCTTCACAGCTCTTTTTTCATTTTATTAATCTATTAATACTAACCCTCCATACACTCCTATACAAGCGTATCCTTTTTCTACCATGTAGTCAGTTGCCATATCTTCAAAGTTTCCCCAGTAGTTCATTGGCTCTGATTGATACCAGTCACTTAACCAAGATTCCATTTCTATGTCAATATATCCGATAGTGCTAAAATCTCCTCTACGTCCATCCATGTACTTGTGAGAAAAGACTATTCTTTCTCCAAAGTAATTATCTGTGTTTACATAAATTCTATTAGTTTCGCCTTCTGATACCTTAATTTTTCCAAAATTTCTTAATTTCATTTTTTATCCTCCTAAAATTTGTTATAATAGGAGTAATCACTTCTAGCGGAGTGGTTACTCTTGATAGTCCAGTCTGGTCGCCAAACTTGATCTGGGCTATCTTTTTTGTTACTTCTTACTTTCTGATTACATTATACTACGGGCATATATAAAAATCAACACCTTTTTTAAATTTTTTAATTATTTTTTAAGATATTTTCTCTATCTTTTATCCATAATCTAACTTCTTCTAAGTCTTCTAGCGTTGCATAGGTATTTATATATTTTTTGCATCCGCTCTTAGTTCTGCTTTTATCTTTCTTTTCTTTATTAGCAGCGTCCCACTTTCTTGATGCTCTTTTCTGTGCTTCTGATACTGCTTTTTTTGATTCCATTTTACGCTCCTTGTTTTTCCCTTGCTCCAATGATAAAATATTTATAAGAAAGAGGGGAGCAAGTCCCTCTATCTTATATTTTTGTGTGTGCCTAGCGATTATTCGTTAGGCTTTTTTTCTGCCTCTTTGATTATTTTTTCTATAACCTCTTTTGCTTCTTCTGTCTTATCTGCATTTAGCAAAGCTTGTAAAGAATACAAAACAGTTAATAATTCTAATCTCGTCATTTCTTCTTGCATTTTACTCCTCCCTCTTGCTCTAACTCGTTAAGTCTTCCTTAACTGTAATTACATTATACTACGGGCATATATAAAAATCAACACCTTTTTTAAATTTTTTTCAAAATATTTTCAATAAAAAAAGGCCCAGAGATTTCTCTCTGAGCTCAATTGCATTAGAAAAGTTATAAATTATTTTAATTCTACTATTTATTAAAAGTTACATACGTACTAAATCTTAATCTTCTTTGTAATCTTCCGTATTAATTACATTTGTAATATCTGTAGGCTTAGAATCTGCTATTCCTTCGCTTAACATATATATACATAAACCGCCAATGGCAGACACCAAGGCTACTACTCTTTCTGTTGTTTCAGGCTCCGCACTTGTAAAAGCAATTAAAGCAATTACAACTGCACTGATACAAGCCCAAAACTTACGACTTCCTAACTTCCTTAAAAAGTCTTCTTTCTTCATTTCTCCACCTCTCTTTGCTTATCATATCTTCTTATCATTGATATAACTTGTTCACGGGTACAGGCTCCGCCAGGATTACTTCCGTCAGTAATTCCTTTTTCTTTGCCCCATTCCCAGTCTTCTTTTGCCCAGTCACTTGGTACAGAATTGTCTCTAGTCACGATTTTTCCCACTCCTTTATCATATTGTTGTAAGCCTAATCTTTCTATGAGTTGGATTAGCTTATGGCCATAATTTAAGTCTGTTGCATATCCACACTCTCTAAGAGCAAGTGCTTGTGTCTTATAGTTTTTAGCTTCTAAGACTCTTCTATAATTTTCCCTTCTCCAAGGTGTTGATACAAAAAACTTGTCATGATCTTTAATGGATTCTAAATAAGAGCCATACTTCCTAAATTCAGCAGTAATTGTGTAAACTTCTCCAGTTTTCTTTTGCTCCTTGGTTTGTTTTTTATAAACTTCCCCGGTCCAGTCCTTAGATGCTTTAATTCCAAATAAGTTAAATGCTTCCCTTGCAAGTGAGGACTTACCCCAATTACTTTCAAGGATAGCCTGTGCAGTAGTCACAGATGGCAAGATATTAAGTTTTTGTCCTCTAAGGTCATCCACAATAGACTGTATAAATTTTTCTTCAGTTAGTTCTACCGGTGGATTTTTAACTTCTCCAGTCTTTTCTGTAAGTCCATAAAACTCTGCAATTGCTCTTGCTACTGCATTTGCAGTCTTATCAAGGTTTTTTCTGTAGACTGTTGCATCTTGTAAATTGTCGTGGAATACATGCTCAACTATCATATTTTTCTTAGCATAACCTAACCTTAGAATCCCATAATAATTAGATCCATTGTTATTTCTTCTATACTTAGTCCCTCTGTTAGGAGTTCCCAAAGCACCTGACACATAAGCACAAATCTTGTCCCCTAAAGCCTTGCAAGACTCCTTAGGGTTAGTAGAGTCCCAAACCTCTACACCTCTTACATTCCCACCAGCCGCATTACTATGGACTGATAGAAGTAAGTCATAACTCCTTGCCATAAATCCCCTGGTCTTAAGGCTTGGATTTTGCCAGATGTCACTCCTAGTCATGTCAACTTTAAAACCATATCTCTCAAGAGCAGGTTTTAAAAAATCTCTGGCATAGATATAGTTGCAATCTCCCTCATTACAATAGGGTAGATTGTCAACCTGCTTAAAACCTCTATTATGAGCAGGACCAGCCCCATGGCCAGGGTCTAACATTATTTTTACCATGTTATCAACTCCTTTATTGCACATTGAAAGGCAGCTATTAAAGCCGCCTTATTTTCTTAATTCATCTAATATTTTGTCTGATTTTTCATCATGCTTATCTAGTTTTTTGTGGAGTTCTCGGTTGTAGTAATCAACTTTACTAACTGTATCTGCTACAATTTTGTTCGTTGTTGAAAGCTCTTTAACTGCTTCAGAAAGATTTTCCATTGCATTTTGAAAGTTTGTGTCGTTCATCTGCAAGTTTCTTAATTCTCTTATTATTTCAGTCATCTCTTGGCTTCGTCTCTTGTCGTTCTGTACTATCGTGTAGACAAAAACTCCAAGGAAAACAACAATAATCGCTCCTGCAACTCCCACTGCTAGATAAAGTTCCTCAATTGTTTTATATTCCATGTGTCACCCTCTTCCATAAAAAAGAGAGAGGTTTTATCCTCTCTCACTTAAAAATCTTGTCCAGTGATTTCCTTAAATTCTTCCTTTGTGATTTCTCCAAAAGGATTTAATTCAGTTTTTACTGCCATTCTCATAGTGTCGATGTCAGCCCATCCGTATTCCCAAGCCATTTTCCAAAAAGTCATTGTAATTTACCTCCTTGTAATTTCATCATACCTAACTTTAACTTTGTTACTTCCTTACCTAAGTTTGTATTTACAGCCTTTTCTTTCATGCTTTCAATTTTTAACTTAGTTATTTCCTTTGCAAGTGCATCTGTAACACTTGGTTTTACTTCATCTTCCTTAGGTTGTTCTACTGGGTCATTATTCCTTTCAGCGTATAGCTTTATAATTTCTTCCCTTTCTTCTTCCGTTACTATTACAGGGTTATCAACTGTTCCCTTTTTACCAGTAACTTCTTCCACAATTTTAAAACCTAAATTTCTGTCTTGTGGCTCCCAAAATATTTCACAGCCACATTGTATAAACTTATACATTATTTACCTCCTTAGAAATATCAAATACCAAACAAGTAAAGGCATAAGCACTCCCGCCCCCAGCATTATTACCTGTAGCGTAAATTATAGAGCCTGGTGTTCCATAAAATTTTTTGATTCTACCTCTATCTACTCTATCTGATGTATTTACGCCACGTGCTAAATCATTACCATAGGCATATTGAGATCCCTTCGTTACTTTTTTTGTATCTACTACAATATTTGCATCAATATATCCAACCCATAACTCTCCGTCTGGCACTTTCATTCCTTCACCATAGTTTATCGCTACTGCAATAGTTCTCTTTAATTTCATGCTAAGGTCACCTCCTTAGCAAGTGCCACTATACTAGCTTGAATGCAATCCCTGAGAAAAGTACTCCATCTAGCAAAGTACCCCCCCCAAGTATAGTATTAGTGTGCATTCCACGAGTGTAAGGAGAATCATAATTTAGTGTTTTATAATTAATGCTACTATCTCTTCCAGCAATTAATGTACCTTTCCAAACCTCATCTCTTGGAACCTGCGTTTTATTATCTTTTTCTAAATTTATTAGTATACTCCTATCAAATTTTAATTTTGCCATATTATCACTCCTTAACTATATGCAAGAATTTGCTCTATAATGTCGCTATTTATTTCTTCTCTAAATTCTATTAGTTTTTTATCTAGTAGGTCATCAACTTCTTTTTTTGTGTATCTCTGCTTCATGGCATCTTCCAGAGCCTTACCCCTGGCACCATCAAAGGCAGTGTCCTTAACCTCTCCAATCTTAAGTTGTGGAGATAACTCCACATAAGTAGACCCAGTCCACCTATAAATCTTGGCTCCAGACTTATCTACATATAATTTTTTAGTATTACCAGTAGATGGGAAGTTACCCCTCGCCCCATACATCAAGACATCCTTGTAGATATCAAGGTCTGGTAGTTGACTTACAAGGACCTTACCCTTTTCGTCCAGGTCTGCCTTTTTCTTTAAAAGATCCATAAGATCAACCCCGTCTGTACTCAGTACATCAAGAGCATCGTTTACAGCCTTTATAAGTTTGTCAATCTCGTCCATGTTAAAATTCAGGTCACTCACGATGACATAGTCATCTGGCTCTGGTTTGTTTAAGTTATAATTTTTTGTTTTTTGCACCTATCATCACCCCTTATACTCATTAAATTTTCTCCAACTTATAGGCTCTAAATCTCGCCATCTTACATCCTTTGTAGCTTCCTTCCACGTCTTTTGAGTGTAGGTAAATTTCCAGTCTAGGTCTGCTGGCATATTTATCCTAAGCATCCTCTCAAACTCATCAAGATTATTAGGTAAGCCATTTGCCACAAAGCGTATTTCATAGACATAAGGATTTTCAGTTTTCAAAACCTCGACCCCAGCATCATTATTAGAAAAGGCACTACACAGTTGTTTTATAGCTTCCTCATCTGTCTGCTTGTGCATCAAGTTTAGGACTGCTTGTATCTGTCTTCTCCTTTGCTTGTAGGATATGTCTGGGTCTGTCCTTATACCAAGTCGCTCCTCAAAGTAAGGTAGCATCTCTATGGCACTATCAAGATTAAGATTTCTATCTACCCTTGCTACCTGCTCTTCCATATATCTGTAAGATACATCAAGGACCTTGCAAAGATTTATAAAAGTTGGATTTATCTTGTCATACCAAGGCAAGAAGTAAATCAGCATCTCGAAGAAATTAATAGCAGATACAAAAATTGCCACCTGCATATCTGTTTCTTCTTCCATTACTAAGGTCTTGGTCATAAGTTCAGACACTAAAATAGAGACATCACCCATTTCTGTGTCTGTCTCCATTCCTACCTTACCTCTATCAACTTTTACTCCCTTGGCTTGTAATTCCTGGTCCATTTCCATAAGCACCAGGGCAAAGTCTTGCCATTGGTTATTTCTTAGACTAGACCAGGTCCTTTTTTTGACTGTCCCATAAGAGGACTCAAAAATTATTTTTCCCATACTATCTCAACCTTATAATCATATAACCTCTAGGTATCTTATATTGACTTGCTATCCCTATGGACTTAACCACTTCGGGAGTACCCTCCCAAATCTTATTGCCACCAGTCATGGCATCGTAGAGACTAATCTTTGTAATATTACCCCAGTCCTCTTGGGCGATTGGAAATTCAATATCCTTAGAGTTTTGTACTTGCCCATTTGATGGCTCTGTAAAAGTTACAGCCACTCTCTTGTAAGACCCTGCCTTTACTTCCTCTGTGTTTTCTAAGGCACAGTAGACTTGCCTTGATATGAGACTTTCCTTTAAGACCCTATTCTTTTCAACCATTTGCATGTTATTCATCTGTTGTCACCCCCAAGCTTTCTAGTTCTGGCACTTCAGTTTCTTTCATAACTACATTTCCCATACTGCCATTAAGTTTTAAGTCATCATAGTCAGCGACTCCAGGGACCTTAAGTATCTCAGCCCCAACCTTGGCATAGGATACAATGCTTTCCTTAAAGGATATACTGTAAAAGTATTTCTCTATCCTATCTTTTATTTCTTCCTTAACTTCGATTAAGTTGGCATTTTGAGTGAGTTTAATTTTTACATCGACCTTAACTTTTTTTGTTGTTGCACTCTCAACTGTCAGGCTCTCATATCTTATAGGAGCTTCTTCTAGGATATGTTTTTTAACCTTTTCTATTAGGTCAGGTCCTACTGCCTTTCTGTTAAGTCCTATAACTACAACCTTAACAGTACCGCCACCTTGCCAAGTCCTAAAGACTTTAGCGTTCCAAATTCCGTCGACTTCCGTTGCCCATAGCTTATAGTGAGCAGGATTGCCAGCCTTTGGTGGGTGGAGTAATTTTTCTAAATATCTTTCTCTTAAGTCATCATCTGTTTCTTGGTCATAGCCATTGTTAATCTCTTTGGCATTGGATATGTTATCCACTCCCATTATTTGAGGATTGGACTTGTCAATGGCATTGGGTAAGACATTGGCATCTCCACCATAACTTACAGATTTAACCTTAATCGTAATATTTCCTGTATCGGGTATTACATAGTCTTGGTCAATCCTAAATTCCAGACTACCTGCTAAAAATACAGTTTCCTTTGGGATGACAGTGTTGGGTGCTCCAGTTATTGTCACTTCTCCAGTAGACTGTGTGGCTTGTTTTCTTTTGATACCTGCTATTTGTAAGACTCTTGCATCAAGTTCCTCGTCCTCGAGATTCATGACATCAAACTTTTTAAATAGTTCTAAGATGACCCTTTGGAAATCTTCAAAAACAATTGCCGCCGCTGAAAGTAT